CAAGAACATTAAAAAAAGTATAATATAATATATATATATTATATTATATATATTATGTCTACTATTAATTCATCTACTTTTACGGAAGTTGAACTTTCACTTATTGCTATGGGTTTATATTTAGTTATTAGTCCAATACATGGAGTTTCTAAAGTAACAAAACCTCTTTTAAAAATGTTAAATATAAAAACACCAACATCTCTGTTATTATTCACGGGTTTATTATTTGGTGTAATATATTATTTTTCAATAGAATTAGTTTTAGGACCATTATACAAAAAGATGAAAACAACTGGATTTAAAGTAGGTGGATCGGGGGGTTTGTTTGGGGGGTCGATCATCGATATACTACAAGCGTTAAGTAAATCGGATAATAGCAAGGCGGGCGCTGCTGGCGTCGACGGAGTTGGGCGGCGAGACGCTCATGGCATCGAGCGCGGTGCGGGCGGGGTCGACTGTGACATGTGGGCGTTTGCCGCCGCCACGAACGCGGCCAACTGCCCCGACGCTCCGCAAGGTGGGTGGGTACCTAGTTCGTGCCCGGCGGAGTGCGCCGCTGTCATTATTCCGTGGGTCACCGCGTGTGGAGCGCGAGGAGAAGAGCCGGCCACCGAAGGCTACAAGCAGACCAACGACCTCTTGAACGGCCAGCTTGGCTCGTTTGCCGACAAGTGCGCATTGCAACACGGCGCACACGGTGCTGCCCCGCGCCGTCCAGGGATGGGCGCCGCGGCAGCGGGTCTCGTTACGGCCGGCGGAGTGACAGCACTGGGAGGCCTAGCAACCGTAGAGGAGGAGCTGGAGACCGATGCGCGGGGTCTGGAGGCCAAGGCCGAGAGAATGGAGGCGAGGGCCAAGGCCAAGCTGAAGGACATGGAGACCGATGCGCTGGATCTGGAGAGCGACGCCGAGGACGCGCTGACGGACCTGGGGACTGACGTCCTGAACAGCATGGAGGGGCTTGTGGGGCTCGAGGGCGATGGGCACGGGGGCAATTGGAGATAGAAAATATTTTTTTATTTATTCACTTATTATTTTCAATATGAATTACTCTTTTTTTCTTAAAAAACACTACATCCTATAACAGAAAAATACAACCAATAAATAGTATCGAACCTACTAATATATTATAATTCATTTTTTAATTAATATTTATAAATACTTAAAATATATTTAAATAGATAAATATAAAAAATTTAATGGCACCAGGAAGTTTTAATGGAAAAAATTATGGAGGATTACATAGTGGTTGTGGAAAAAAACAAAAGAAAGGAGTATATACATTAAATGGATATAATCATAAAGATGTATCACATAAATATTTTAGACCTGGTAGGGAAGTAGTTGATATAAAAACAGGATATGTTGGTATAATAGAAGAATATAATGAAGGTCCAAGAACATTAAAAAAAATATATTTTCCTTCAATGGGAGAAACTAAATATATTTACACAAATTTATTAAAATTAAAGAAAAAGAATATTAAAAGTAAAATAATAGAACAAAAACAATTAACAAAAAAACAAATCGAAAAATACAATAAATATTTAGAAAAAAAGGAGAATTATATAGATAAAATAAAAAAAGAAAAAGAAGATAAAAGAAAAGAAAGAATAAATATAAGAAAAGCTAAAAAAATATTGAGACAAGATATAAATAAAAATATAGTATTTAGTGATTCAGGTTATAATTTATTTAAATCAGATTCAAATATTGTAAATGAAATAAATAAAGATAGATATTTAAGAATTCAAAATTTAAAAGATAAAAATAAATTTAAATTAAGTCAAGATAAGTTAATAATTATATTAAATAAATTAACACAAGATGGAAGTACAGAACAACTATGTTTAAATATTTCAAATAGAAATGATTATTTAGAATTAGTTAAAAAATATATGAACGAAATGTTATAAATTATATTTTTTAATGTGTTTAATAGTTTGATTATAACAATCTAAGATAATATCATTTAAAATATTTTTAATAGAAAATTGTATTATATCTAAATTAATAATTAATCTTATATTTCTTTTATTATCTTTTTTATATTCTAATATATTAATATTAAATAATTGAGTTATATAATCTATATAATCTATATTTTCATAGTCTATATAATTAGTATTTTTAAGATTATTTTCGATTGTAGTTACATATAATAGTAAATAATTTTTATATTTTTTATTTTTTAAAAAAGGAATATTATTACTAATTCCCCCATCAACATAATAATAATTATTATATTTAATAGGTTTAAATATAATAGGTATACAAGTAGATATTTGCATAGCAGTTATAACTGACATGGTAGGATTATTTTTATAAGATAAATATTCATTTTTATGTAAAGATAAATTATAAACTTTAATAATAAATTTAATTTTAGTTTTTTTATATAATTCTATAAAAGTAATATCATTTATATTATATTTATATTTTAGACAAGTTTTTAAAAATACTTTAATATTATTATTATTAAATATTCCATTATTTATAAACATTTCATTTAAATTAAAATTATTTAAATTAATTAAATCTATATTTTTTAATAATTTATATATCATTGTATTATTAAAATCTAATAATAACATAAATCCTAATAAAGATCCCGAAGAGCAACCTATTATATTTTTAATATTTTTCATATTAACTAAATTATATTCATATAGAGCCCATAATGAACCAATATAACCTGACCCTTTAGAAGAACTCCCTGCTAATATTAGAGTATCTATTTTCATAAATAGTTAATTAAATAGTTAATATATAATTTATTTTAAAAAATTTAATCAAACATATAATATAATGTCACAATTAAATATAAAAGATTTATATACATCAGCAAAAAAAACAGAATTAGAAAAATATAAATTATTTGATGAAGTTTTAAAAAAATGTCATAAAAAAATAAAATTAAATGCAGATAATAAAAAAACAAATTGTATATTCCAAGTTCCTCCTTTTATATTTGGAAAACCATTATATGATATTGATGAATTACAAGATTTTTTATTAAAATCTTTAAAAATGAATGGATTTGAAATTAAAAAATTAATGGAATATTATATATATATAAATTGGAATATAACTAAACCAGAAGTAAAAGAAAATAAAAAAATAAAGAAAAAAGAAGATAATACTTATAGAGCTATAGAAGATTATAATCCAAGTGGTATGTTTGTAAATAATCAAAAAGCATTAATGAATATAAAAGATAAATCTATTAAATTATTAGATGGATTATAATTAATAATCATCTATTATAACCCATTCTTCTATATCAAATGGTTTCATATTTATATTATTAATATTAAGGGATATAAAAATATTTTTATCTGTTTTAATAACATTAAAAGCGAAAAATTTTTCTATAAATTTGAGGATTCCTTTATGTTTTATTTTAAGATATAATAATATATTTTTATTATATTTTTTACTTTTAATATTATCTGTTCTAGATATTAAATGAGGTATTAATTTATTTATTTCAAGTGTACCATAATCTTTAATAATTGATATAATCGTTTCATATGCTATATCATCCATTTTTGATTCTGATAAATTCCACTCAAAATTTTCCCCCATTTTTAATCTTAAATATATTATTTTATTTTGATTTTAATTTATCTATAAAAATAATATCAAAAAAATATAATATATATAATATATTTATGGGTGATTATTCTCCAACTAAAAAAAAAAGAGGAAGAAAAAAATCTTTAAAAAAAAAGAAATTATCTTCCAAGAAATATAAAAGTTTAATCAAAAGAAAACAAAAGAAAAGTTTATCAAAAAAAGATAATGAAAAATTAGAAGATGAATTATATAGAAAATTTTGTAGTTGCATTAAAACTATTAAATATAACAAAAAAACACCCAAAAATAGTGAATATAGTATTTGTTTATATTCTATATATAAACAAAGAAAATTAAAAATACCTGATAATGCTGTAAAAAATTGTAAAAAAATATTTAAATAATTTGAAATTTCTAATTATAAAAAATAAATTAGATTATTCCCCTTTTCAAAATGGGCGTTCGTGAGTATGATTTTGAACCCGTGCCTAAAAAACCACCATCATCATCATCATCTGAATCAGTGGATACATCCAATGAGCCAAATTATAATTTAAGATTAAAATTATGTTTGGTTTGTGTTTGGATATGTATTGGTCTTATTGGTTGGTCATGTTTTCTATATTATTCATCTGTTATGGAAGGAAGACATGATATAGATATAAGTAATACGAGTATTTCAGAACCGATGTTAGATAAAAAAATAGACAAACATATAGATTGTACTCAACAAAATCCGTGTAAATATACTTGTATTTATGTTAAAGAACATTTTAATAGAATTCCAGAAGATTGTGAATATACAGATTATTTTGGTATTATTACAACAGTTCTAGAAATATTAATTGGTATTGCTATACTAGCTTGTCTCTGTCAAGATAAACCAACCTAATAATTAATTAAAAAAAAATTTGAAAATTTTTAGATAAAAAATAATAAAGAGCAATTAGATAATGTCTATCATACTAGATTATGGCTGTGGAAATAGTGGATGTTATTGGACTGAAGACTATGATACACCGACAGAACAAGATTTTGGTTCAAAAGATAGAGGAAATACATTTATATTAAATTGTTGTCTGTTAATTCTACTTATAAACGGGTTTATATATTGTTGTATAAATATAAGTTCTGAAAAAAATATAAAAAGAGACAATTTCCTAAAATGTGTTTATTTAACTACATGTATATATATTTTTGGATATATTACATTACTATATTATAGAGATTCTATTAGACAAACAAGTGTATGTGAATATAATTATTATTGTGAAATTGTAAATAATACTTTGATATCATATAAATATTATTATTTGACTGATACAGAAGAATGTTTAGATTATTTAGAATTATCAGATTTATATTTTGATAATAATTATGATAAATCAGATAATATTAATAATTATTGTGGAACAAGTGAATATGGATGTTGTAGAATAAATAATAGGTGTGAATTTTCATTTACAAATATGGATAATTATGAATATCATATAAGTCCGACCGAAATATATAATAATTTTCTAAATGCGAATAGATATACTGGATACGCAACTATAAGTGTATATAAAGAAAATGAAGAAGGTAGTAATTGTCCGACTATGAAAACAATTATATTAGATTATGTAAATAATATTAAAATACATTATATATATATTTCTGTTGTAATATATGTATTGATTATTATTTTAATATCATATATAATATATTGTTATTTAGATAATGAATATTTTGGTATAAATGATACTGATTTAGAAAGAGGAGAAATGAAATCAACAGAAATGAAACCAACAGAAATGAAACCACTTAAATCAATATTAAGAAATGGTAATGGTCATAGTGAAGAAAAAGTTAAATTAAAAGGTGGAACTTAATTAAAAATAAAATTAAAGATACATATTGGGGGGTGGTAATTCATCATTAGTAGTTTTATTTAATAAATTATCAATATCCTCAATAGTAATAGTATAAGGTAATTTAAAATTTTCAAAATGATAAGGTAATTTAATTTCAGAATCTTTTTTATTATCATCATAGAGCATTTCATACATATTAATTTTAGATACAATATTATCTAAACATCTTTTTAAGTTTCTGACACCTTCTTCTTTTTCGGTGTAGTTTTCAATAATATATTTAATAATATTATTATTCATATTAATTTTATTATTATAATTATAAGTTTTATATATTTGTTTTAATAAATAATCATTAGTAATATTAATTTTATCATCTGTTGAAAATCCTTTTGTTCTAATAACTTGCATACGGTCTTTAAGAATTCTATTAATTTTAGATTCATCATTAAAAGAAAATATAAATAATACTTTAGATAAATCAATATCAATACCAGGAAAATATTTATCTTGATAACAATTATTTTGTGTTAAATCTGTAATATGAGTTAAAAGATGTACAATTTCATCACCTTTATTAGTATCACTTATTTTATCTAATTCATCAAAATAAATAACTGGATTCATACATTTCATTTCCATTAATATATCTATAATTCTTCCCCATCTAGAACCTTCATAAGTAAAATTATGACCATCAAAATAAGAAACATCAGAAGAACCACCTAATGCTATAAATGCGAATGGTCTATTAATTGCTTTAGAAATACCTTCTTTAACTAATGTTGTTTTACCATTTCCCATTGGTCCTTGTAATGCTAATATATTTCCTTGTGAATCTGGGTTAGATATCCATTTTGCTAATATTTGTAATATATTATTTTTTGCTTCAGTATGTCCATATATAGATTCATTTAAAATATTATTACTATTTTTAAGAAAATTTTTTTTTTCTATATTCGGTGAATTATAATTAATAGGTATATTAGAAAATGTACCAAATGGTATTTTAACTAAAGCATATATCCATTGTTCTAATTTATTATATTCTCCAGAACTATTATCTGTGTCTTCTAATTTATTGATAAAATTAATTGCGATAGATTTAGTATTTAAATTCATATTAGAGTTTAAAATCTTAAATTTAAGAGGAATATGAGTATTATTAATTTTATTAATACTTTTAAGTTGGTTTATATATTTTTTTTTCTTTTCAGAATGTAATTTATGAAAATATTCAAAATTATTATTTCCAGTATTATAACTATTATTTATTAAATCTTCATATTCATAATCATATTCATCTTCAGAATAATTAAAATCAGAATTATCATCTTCATTATCTGTATCTGTTTCTGTATCTGAATCACTATTACTTGTATAACAATTCTTATCATAATTAGAATCATCTATTTTTTTATTTTTTAATATTGATTTTGGTTTCTTTTTATTTATTGGTAGTTGTTCAATTGGATTAATAGTTATATTTTTTTTATTATTTAATTTATTATTAGCGGTTAAAATAAGATAAGATAAAAAAATATCTTCTATATTTTTTTTACTTTTAGATTTTTTCTTTTTAGTTTCAGATATTTCATTTGTATCATAAATTTTTCTTTTTCTTAATTTATTTAATTCTTCATTTAACATAGTTCTATCAAATTCATCATCGCAATCATAATCAATTAAATCTTTAATATTTCCATATTCATCAATATCATCTAAATCTTTATCAATATTATCATTCGGATTATTAGAGGTATTAATTATATCATTATTATTTTTTTTTGATCGAGTTGTCATATTATGAATATTACTCATAATTTTATCATTAAATAGATATTTTTTTAGATTATTATATTTATTAAATTTAATTTGATATTTTTTTTAAAAAAACTTAAAAAAAAAACAATTATATTAATATATAATTAATATTATATGGCTACTATAAGTGAACCAATAATAAAAAATATAAATGGAATACAATTTAGTATAATGAGTCCAGAAGAAATAGAAAATAGATCAGTAGTAGAGATTATAAAACATGATACTTATGAAAAAAATATTCCAGTAATAAAAGGTTTATTTGATCCAAGAATGGGAGTTACAGATATGGGGAAAACTTGTAAAACTTGTGGTCAAAAAAATATAGATTGTCCTGGTCATTTTGGTCATATTAATTTAGCAAAACCTGTATATCATTTTCATTTTATAAACACAACTATGAAAATATTAAATTGTGTATGTTTTAGATGTTCTAAATTATTAATAAATAAAGAAGATTATAATTCAAAAGAATTATTTAAAAAGCCACCAAAAATTAGATTTGATGATATATATAATATATGCCAAAAAGTAAAAGTTTGTGGAAATAAAACAGATGATGGGTGTAATGCTATTCAACCAGATAAATATAAATTAAACGGATTAGAAGGAATTAGTACAAAAATAGATAATCAAGAATCTACTATAGATATTGAATATATAAAAACATTATTAGAAAGAATAACAGATGAAGATGCTAGATTTTTAGGATTTTCTGAAAAATGGTGTAGACCAGAATGGTTAATATGTAGTGTATTACCTGTTCCTCCGCCGTCTGTTAGACCGTCAGTTAAACAAGATAATTCACAACGAATGGATGATGATTTAACACATAAATTATCTGATATTGTTAAAGCAAATAATAGTTTAAGACAAAAAATAGATTTAGATTCAAGAAAAGAAATAATAGATGATTGGTCAAAATTATTACAATATCATATAGCAACTTTAATAGATAATGATATACCTGGATTAGCACAAGCAGCACATAGATCCGGTCGTGCATTAAAATCTATTAGACAAAGATTAAAAGGAAAAGAAGGAAGAATTCGTAATAATTTAATGGGGAAACGGGTTGATTATTCAGCTCGAAGTGTAATTACTCCTGATCCAAGTATAGAATTAGATGAATTAGGTGTTCCAATTAAAATAGCATTAAATTTAACATTTCCAGAGGCAGTTACAAAATTAAATATTAAAAAATTATTAAAATTAATAAAAAATGGAGCAAATAAACATCCAGGTGCAAAAACAATAATCAAAAAAGGTACAAATATTAAAATAACAATTCATGAAAATAATAAAAATAGTATTGAATTAGAATTAGGAGATATAGTTAATAGACATTTGATAGATGGTGATTTTGTATTATTTAATCGTCAACCATCATTACATAAAATGAGTATGATGGGTCATAGAGTTAGAGTAATGAAAGGTAATACATTTAGATTAAATATTAGTGTTACTCCTCCATATAATGCTGATTTTGATGGAGATGAAATGAATATGCATGCACCACAATCAATATCATCTGTTGCAGAATTAAAATATATAATGTCTGTTAATAAACAAGTTATTTCACCAAGGGAAAATAAACCGATTATAACAATTGTACAGGATACATTATTAGGTATTAATAAATTAACAAATTATTATAAAATTCCTTATATTGTTCCTAAAAAAAATGATTTATTATATATTAATAATACTAATATATTGCCTATAAAACCTATTTCAGGAAAAGTAGGTAAAATAGATGAAATTATAGTTGAAGCATCTTATTTTACAAAATCGCAATTTATGAATATAATTAGTAATTTATCTACATTTGGAAGAAAAATAGAAAAAGGAGATTTAACATATAGATTGCAAAATATTGATATTGAATTATGGTCTGGAAAACAAATAATGAGTTATATATTACCAGAAAATTTAAATTTAGAAATGGAAAATGGGTCTGGAGATGATGATACTAATATTACTAATTTTGTAAAAATATTGAATGGTGTAGTTAAACAAGGAGCATTTGATAAAAGTTTATTTACAAAAATGTCAAAGGGATTAATTCATACAATTTATAATGATCATGGATTTGAAAGGGCAAAAGATTTTATAGATGATTTACAAAAAATTGTATCTTATTATT